ATAATTGAAGTATTTTTCTATTACTAGTTTTCATAAACTACTTTTTTTTCAAATTCAAGGACTATGTCCCTTTCATACAATTTATTTTTAACCGATTCCTCAGTTTCTCCGAATCTAAACACTAATCTTTTGTTTACCTCAAAATTAGTTGTTTCGGTTTCGTTCTCCCAAGATAAAGCAATTACACCATCAATTGCATCCATCATTGAAAAATAATCAGAATTTTGTATTACCGATAAAGTTATTTTATCGTTTTTTAAAACCCCAACTTTATTTATGTGTTCCAAATCAGGAGGTGATGGGTATCCGTTAGATGGTTTAGATTCCCAAGAATCCCCCCAAATACTTTCCAAATCTACAGAGAAAATAAATTCGTAAATATTATCTCCTTTATAGTTTGGTCCTAATTCATTTACATAAATTAAATAACTCATAGAATACTACCTTTAGGTGTTACTCTAAGTGTTTTATTATTATATTCAAATACTAAGTTATTATTTTTATTCTTTCCTAAAAGTTTCGCTTTTGGGTATTTTGTAATAATTTTTGTTGAAGATATCTCTTGAGAGATACTTTCCGATAAACTTTTAATTCTTTGAGCTGTTTTTTTGTTTTTTTCTGACTCAGTTAATTGTTTTTTCTTTTTTTGTTCAGTTAAAACTCTTTCTCTTTCGTCAATTTTAAAATATTTTTTTAAAATATTATCTACTTTAGATTCTGAGAACATTCCCTCAATCATCTCTTCCATGTGACTTGCGTGGTCATCGGATATTCTATGGTCTTTAATTTTTCTAGACCCTCTTGGTCTGTGTCTTGGATACTCTTCAACATCATCATCAATATCACTTACTTCATTTGTAAATAAACTTTTAACAAATTCTTTAGGGTCCTTAATTTTACCATCTTTATCGTCACTCATAAAATCTTCACCCATTTCAGATTTTTTGGTTTTCACTTTAAATGGTCTACCAGTTTTTTCTTTATAGAGATTAAACATTTTTTCTCCGTCATTATTACTAAACCACTTTTGTTTATCTCCGTATTTATCTTGTAACTTTTGAAAACTATCAAATTCTTCAGTATCAAAATCATCATCATTACCTACACCGTAGATTTCAGAATCTTTAGCCATTCTGTCATTTTCATCATAATAGGTGTCACCTTTATAGTCATTTCTTCTCATATTACCGAATGACCCATACATACTTTCACCCATTTCACCTTCAGGTGCCACAGGTGGTTCGGTTTCCACGCCTTCTTCACCCATACCTTCTTCACCTTCTTCACCCATTCCTTCTTCACCCTCAAATTTAGACATAATTTCTTCTTTATCCTCTTCTTCTAATGAATTTAAATCAAGTGCCGATAACACAGAATTAATAACATATTTTGTGTCGTTAGAAGTCATTTCATTTTCTTCATCAGATGAAAAAACTCTTAATTTTTGTGCTAACTTACCTGTTAGTTTTTGGATAGTCTTTAATGTTACAGGTTCGTCTTCTTGTCCTTCTTCATTACCCATATCATCTTCCATACCCATATCGTCTTCCATACCCATACTATCTTCAGGTGAAGGTGTTGGTGCGGGAGCAGGTTCAGGGGAGGGTGCTGGTGCGGGTGCAGGAGCGGGAGCAGGTGCGGGGGCCGCTTGCTCAACCGTTGGTAATTTCAAAGTGTATCTGTTTTCATCAACTTCACTTTCAGTGAATAACGATAAATTTTTAGTATAACCTTCAGAAACATTAATTTCTTTGGTAATTAGATTTAATCTTTTTAATGCCTGAGAGTATGATGAATAATATTTTCTATTTTTCATAGGTTCAAGATATTCTTGAGTTGACTCATTAATACCTTTTTTAATTACGTATCCACTTTTTTCTTTAACAATATTATATGTGTTACCATCGGATAATACTTTATTATATTCGTTTGATTTGTCTTCATTAACAGGTTGCGGGATATTTTCTTTATATCTTGCAATCTCAATCATGCGATTAATCTTATCCATACCCTGTAGTTTTTCACTACCAATCGGTCTTAAATTTCCCATTTTAATGTTTTTTGTTTTTTAAATTATTTTATATATAAATATACCGATTAACCCAAATTATCTTTTATTAATTCTAAAAATAAGATTAGGCATATATTTTAGGTGGTGTTACATTATCGGTCGATAAAACTTTCGCAACTAAATCCCCTGTTCCCCAAGTTTTTAATGATTCACATTTACTTAATTTGTCTGAACCAATATCATTTTTTAACCCATTAGTTATACATGTATAATACGGTAACAATAATGTTTTAACGGTTGCCTCAATACCATAATTAGGTGTTGAATAGTTTTTAACCCCTACTTTATTGTAATCTGACATTCCTGAATCTTTACTTAATTTAAATGTTGTATTAAATGGGTTGTTAGTAGCCTTACCACCCTCACCCTTTCTCCAAGCGTAAAAGAATTTTAAATTTTCATCGGTAATTGGAGCACCAACACCCGTTAAAATTGCGGTGTAAAAATCCTTATCGTTACCAACATTAATTTTGTCAAAATCTGAGGTTGTTTGAATTTTACTCAAATTGGAATCTTTAAATCCTTTTGAGGTTAATAAATCAAACAATTTTGTTAAATCTTCTTCAGATAATTTACCGTCAGAATTTATACCGTTGTCAGTTTCAAACGATTTTACTGCCATTTCAGTTTCAGGGCCAAATAAACCATCAACCCCCCATTTAGGTAGCGAATAACCTAAAAACTGTAATGCGGTTTGTATTTTTTTAACATCCATATCATAAGGGATTTTTGAGTTTGGTTTTTTTAAATTCACAAATTCTTTTCCTGATTTTGAAATTGTGTTTAAATCTGATAGGAATGTTCCCCCTGTTTCTTTTGAGGGTGTTTGAGCACTCTCTTTTGAACCTGTGAATATTTGTTCAGAATTAACTAAAAGGTCTTTTAAATGATGACCTCTTGGTAACCCTATGTGTACGTGAGTAATATCTGGATGGTCTAACCATTCAGAGATTGCTCCGATATAGTCACCAACTTTAACAATATCACCCTTTTGTAATTTAACGTCTTTTAAATGGGTATAAAAAATATCAGGGAAATCTCCCGAACCTTTAATTGATACTTGAGTACCAAATATTTTACCCGAGTTTTTACCTGTATCCCTAACTTTACTAACCGTTCCGTCAGTATAAGAATTCACCACCGTTCCTGGAGGTGAAAATATATCCCAAGCATTATCCGATTCCCAATTACCGAGAGCTCTTCTTCCATGGTTTTTTGGTCCGTTTTCTAAATCAGTTTTAAATGTTCCACCAATATTTGTTGTCGATTCTTTAATTGATAGTTTTTTATCGGTATACTCATTTTCAAAATCAAATAATTTTTGCATATATCCGTTTCTTCTTAGAACTTTGAACACCAAATTTTCATCTGAATATTCCCCATCTTTTTCTAATCCACAAGTCCTATATTTCTTAATTTTATCTTTATATTTTTGAATTAATTTTTTTGCATCATCGAGAGGTTCATCTTGAGCGTTTTCAAGGGCACCATCAATAATCTCCATCCATTTGGTTGCTTTATTTTTAATTAAATTTGTGTCAATCTCAACATTTTCTTTTTTAGATTTATTTATCCACTCGTCATGTAAAACAGAATAGACACCACTACTAAAATGTGCTTCAGATTCGTTTTGTATGTATAACTCCACCTCATAACCGTATATTGTTATATTATGGTTATCATTATACATTGTTTTTTTTAGAGTGAATAACTCAGTATACAACGGTAATTGTGATTCTGGAAATTGGTTGAAGTCAACTAAGATGTGTAAATCAATATCTGAAAAGGTTGACCAATTATAATTAGCCAAAGACCCCGTCATAATTATATCTGACACAACAACATCAACTTTTAGGAATTCTATGAACTCATAAGCAATATCAAGAAGACGAGCTCTAACTTTAGGGTTCATCGTTTTTTCGTCATTTCCTGACGATTTCCATATCTTTGGATTTAATTCATCCTTTAAATGAAAACTATTTAAAATGTTTTTTAGGTTACTCATCAAAAATAAATATTTGAGTAATTCAATTTGTTACAATTTTTTATATTTAAATGTTTTTGCAATCTTAGTGCTGAAAAACTTTCCTTGAGATTCGGACATTCTAAACTGAGTGTATAATTGATGAGGGACTTCATCATATTCGTATTTCATACCGTTTTTAAACTCAATTATTAGTTTTTTACTTTCGGTATCATATTCTGTTTTTGTTAGATTACTTGAATCTATTTCATTAATAATCTTCGTTCCGATTATCTGTTCTTTTTTTATCGCCATTTTTTAAAGGTATTTCTAAATCAATTAATGCCATTTTATTTTTAAGATACTCAACAAATTCATTATGGTCAATATCTGGAAAGAAACCTTTTAATTCTTCAAATAATTTTGAATGTAAAGAACTAAATTTTTGAAAATTTTTCATAATATCATTTGGGTAGTAAGGTGGTTTCTCCAAGTCTTTTTCAGTCCATCCTTCTCTTCGGAACGCTCGTCTTAATTCTCTATATGTTTCTAAAATATCTTCATCGGCCTTTAAAGTTGTGATATATTTTGTATAATGTTTTATCATATCCATACTTATAAATATAACGTTGTTTGAGTTGAAATTACCAAATTAAAGATTATATTTAAAAAAAACACTTACATGATAGAATCAAAAGATGGTAACGGACCTATTAAAGATAAAGGAAGTAGTGGTGATTCTGCCACACCTGTTTTAGACAACTTTAGTAGAGACCTAATTAAATTAGCCGAAGAAGGTAAATTAGACCCTGTAATAGGTCGAGAGAGAGAAATAACGAGAATCGCTCAAATCCTTTCAAGACGCAAGAAAAACAACCCAATCATTATCGGTGAACCAGGTTGTGGTAAAACCGCAATTGCCGAAGGATTGGCGATTAAAATTTTTAACGGAGATTGTCCAAGAAATTTAATGGATAAACGAATATTATCTTTAGATATGACTTCAATAGTTGCTGGGACAAAATATCGTGGACAATTTGAGGAACGTATGAAGGTAATCATTGAAGAACTTCAAAACGCACCAAGTATTATTATTTTTATCGATGAAATACACACAATTGTTGGTGCAGGTAATTCATCTGGTTCAATGGACGCATCAAATATCTTTAAACCCGCACTTGCAAGGGGAGAAATCCAATGTATTGGGGCAACAACTTTAGATGAGTATCGTAAGAATTTTGAAAAAGACGGAGCCTTAGAAAGACGATTCCAAAAGGTAATTGTCGATTCCGCAACAAAAGAGGAAACAATCCAAATCCTACAACACAGTAAAGAGAGATACGAAAATTATCATAAAGTAAAATATTCTGACGAAATCTTATCACTATGTGTTGATTTGGCTGAACGATATATCACAGATAGAGAATTTCCAGATAAGGCGTTCGATATTATTGATGAGGTTGGAGCTAGAAGTCAAGTTGAGGTGAAGATGCCCGAAATTATTGAGAAGTTAAAAGAACAGGCTCAGGACATTAAACAAGAAAAACTTAATGTTGTTAAAAAACAAAACTATGAAGAAGCCGCAAGTCTAAGAGATAAGGAAAGACGAATTTTAGATAAGTTAGATTCAGAAAAGAAAAAATTTGAGTCTGAATTACAAACACAAAAGAAAGAGGTTACTGTCGAATTAGTATACGAAGTTGTTTCAAATATGACTAAGATTCCACTATCTAAATTAAATGCTAATGAGACTCAATTATTGGCCAAATTAGACGAAAGATTAGGTAGTAAAGTTATTGGTCAATCTGAAGCGGTGTCAAGAATTGCAAAGTCTATTAGAAGAAATAGATTGGGTATTAAAGACCCTAACAAACCAATTGGGTCTTTTATTTTCTTGGGGTCAACAGGTGTTGGTAAAACACATTTGGCAAAACAATTGGCTAAAGAAATGTTTGGTAGTGAGGAGAATTTGATTAGAATGGATATGTCAGAATTCCAAGAAAAACATACCATATCTCGTTTAATTGGTGCTCCTCCAGGATATGTTGGTTATGATGAAGGAGGACAATTAACCGAACAGGTTAAAAACAAACCTTATTCTGTAATCTTATTTGATGAGATTGAAAAAGCAAACAAAGACATCTTTTCAACATTGTTACAAGTATTAGACGATGGTCATATTACTGACGGATTAGGTAGAAAAATTAACTTTAAAAATTGTGTCATCATTATGACTTCAAATATTGGAGTTAAAAAACTACAGGATTTTGGGACAGGAGTTGGTTTTAAAACTTCATCAAACACTTACGTTAAGGAAGAACATAAACGAGACATGTTGAAAAAAGAACTTCAAAAATTCTTTGCTCCTGAATTTTTAAACAGAATTGACGAGGTCGTTATTTTTAACACATTAAAACGAGATGAAGTTAAACAAATCGTTAAATTAGAAATGGATAAACTTTGTGAAAGATTAGTTAAATTAAAATATAACATAACTTATGATGAATCCGTATTGGATTTAATTTCAGAAGTTGGTTTTGATGAAACCTATGGTGCAAGACCATTAAAGAGAGCTATCCAAGACAAAGTTGAGGATTTTATTTCTGAAGAAGTTTTAAAAGGAGTTATTTTTGAAGACCTTAGTTATATTCTATATGTCGATAACACCGATGTTAAACTAAAGATAGTTAAAAAGACTAAAAAGAAAAAAGGGGAAAATTAATTCCCCTTTTTTTTTAATCAAATAGTATGTAATTATTTTTTGGTTTAGGAGTAAAGGAATGTTTTGTATACCCCAATTTCTCAATCATTTTTTTACCTATTTCGATTCCACTGTAAACATCTTCAATTACAACATATTCGTTTGGTGTGTGATAATTGTAATACCCGATTGCAAAATTAATACATGAAAAATCAAAAAGTTGTTTTAACGCATATACGTCAGTATAGGGGTGAGATTGGTATTTTTGTCTTTTCTCAAATCCCTCTGTCAACACCTCATCACAAGATGTAAAAAATTCAGTATCTCTATCAAATAATTGAACCCCCATACAAAATTCTGAAACCATCCAATTACCAGGAGCATCAAATTGAATCGCATATCCCACATTTGTGAAGAATATTTTATCCGCCTTTCTTGACCCATGACAACCTGTTTCTTCAGATACAAAGAACGCGGCCTTTAAGTTAGGAAGTTCTTTTAATAACTCCAAACAAGCATAAATTCCACATTTATCGTCACCACCAATACCTGTTGGGTTACCCTTATCATTATACGCCTTTAAGGACGGCTTCAATTCATTCTGAGCGTTTGGTAATAATCCCTCACGAATATTGATTGTGTCAATATTGTGTACGGTATCGGTGTGAGCAACAACACATGGAAAATATTCAATATTTTCATCGGTTTGTTTTGTTGCGTAAATGTTAGACATTCCATCAACAAAAAACGGGATATTGTTTTCAGATAACCAATTGGTGATGAACTCAACCATTTGTTCTTCTTGGTACGTTTTGGATGGAACGGACAAAACACTCTTTAAAAGTTCGTAGTCTCTTTGCATAACACAAAGTTAAACCCTTTTTCGGAAATTCAAGATTTTATTTTCAAATAATTCAGGATTATGTAGGAAGTCTTGGAATTCCTCAAGAGTATAACTTCTTGGTTCACCCATTGTCCCACCTGCTTTGTAATATGTTAAAAATATTTTATTAGTTTTTGGGTCTATTTTTTGAATTCTAAAACTTTCGGATGGATTCCCTCTAGTTAATTTATAAGCTCTATTTAAATCGTATTGTGATAAAACTTTATCAATTATTTCTCTAAATTTAGTTAGATTTGGATACTTATTACTATCCTCAATTTCTTCTAATATTTTTTCTAACTCATACTTTGCGTTTCTATTAACAGAATCGATATCTAAATTTCCACTACCATAGTCGTACATAGAGTCCTCATATGGTCCAACCGACATTGTATGACCAATCTTTGATAACATCTCTGTTAAGTCCACATGTCTTTCTTTCTCAATATTATACATCGCCAATAAGACATTAACAGTTGTTACATATGAGTAAAAACATCCTGACTTAGCAAATAACCCGTAATTTTGAAATGCGTCACATAATTCATTTGTTACATACTCTTCAGCGGCTTCTTGCATTGCAGAATTTTTTTCATTTGAAAAATCATCAATAATGTTGTCAATTTGTCGGCTAAAAGTGTCTCTCAATAATTCTGAAGCATCCTTATATGGTTCGTCATCCTTAAGTTCCGCAATTTCAGGTTTAACATAAATTAAAATTTGTTTAATTAACGCAATGTTTTCTTCATTAAGCTCACTCATTAAATAACCCTCATCCCAATCATGATATCCCGTATCACTTGAGTAAAACATTGAGTCGTAATGGTATGATGAACTAAATAACGATTTTAAAAACCATATATCCCCCTCACCTAAATCAAATAAATTAAAATAATCCTCATTATCGGTAAATTTAAGTGTAACCATACTTTTACCAGGGGTGTTCTTGTTAAATTTGAATCCTCCTATTAATCCATCAATATCGGATAACTTATATACATCAATTTCTTCCCCACCACTAATTCTCTTTAATGCCCCATAAATGTTACTAACACCAATGGCCTCATAAAGTTTATCTCTAATTACAGGAAATTTCTCAAGAATATCAGTAATTGTTAAACTATTGTTGTCATAACCAATGTATTCAATTACTCCTTTATGTGGTTTGTGAATTAAATACGATAATGTCGGAGTAAGATAATCACCTTCTTTATCGACAATAATATAATTATCCCCATCACGATATCTATTATAATATTTAGAAAAAAATGGAGGCCCAAAATATTTTGCGGACTCCAAAGTGTTACATTTTAATAACATAACCTTATCATCTTCATAGAAGATTTGACTACCGTCATAAGCTTCGTTTTTGTTTTCCTCTGTCTCTGTCATATTTATATCAAATAAATACTTTGAAAATTTGTTATCGTCAGATTTATTCGTATATTTGTAAAACAATAGTTCTTTAACATCATGGGGGTAAATTGGAATTGACTGGCATAGTTGGTTGTTCGGGGCATGTCAAGGCTGAGCTAACCTTGTAAAACTGGTTTAAATCGATACACGGCAACGTTATCAACAAACTTTCTGCAGTAGGATTAATCCGCACTGAAGAAAATGTTTCAGTAGCCTAAGGCGAAAAAAACAACGGGTAGATAGACCTATACCTAGGAACAGAACGGTCTTCATGGTGTGACATCTACCATAAAAGATGTAAACTCTATCCAATCAGAGGATAATCAGATGGCAGAGGATAAGTTCTCAGTAAACCGAACTGTATAATAAGGGAACTGTGGGATTTCGGATTGTTAGATTAAACAATGACCTAAACATGTAGTCCTTAATAATCGTTATGAACAACTACGAGGGTTCGAGTCCCTCTATCTCCGCCGTCGACTTTTTGTGTTTTTCTTTATATTTATTTATAAAGAAAAACACAAATGAGTCATTTACAAAAAAAATATCATTTTATTTATAAAACAACCGACACTAGAAACGGAAATTTCTATATCGGTATGCACTCAACCAAAAATTTAAATGATGGTTATATTGGTAGTGGAACAAGATTAAAACATTTAATCTATAAACACGGAAAAGAAATTTTTAATATGGAAATATTAGAATTTTTACCCAACAGAGAATCGTTAAAAAAACGTGAGGTTGAAATCGTTAATTCAGATTTATTATTAGAAGAAAAATGTATGAATCTTAAACCAGG